CCCGGCGCCGGGCCCCCACCCCCCCCAGAAAGGAGGCGCACCCCTGATGGTGGACCCCACCCCCGAGCAGGCCGAAGCGGTGGACACGTACGGCGACGGCGTGGACCTCGTGTTGCAGGCCGGCGCCGGCTGCGGCAAGAGCTCGACGCTCAAGATGATCGCGGCCAGCGACCGGCGCCGCAGCATGATCTACGTCGCGTACAACCGCAGCATCGCGGCCGACGCCGCCCGCTCGTTCCCGGGCAACGTGCTGTGCAAGACCGGCCACGGCCTCGCCTTCGACCCGCGGTACATGCCCCGGATCAACCGGCCCCGGCAGACCGCCCTCGACGCCGCCAAGGCCATCCGCATCGAGCGGTTCACCGGCACCGGCATCCCGCGTGTCCCCACCGACCGCGGCGAGATGAAAGCCATGACCTCCAAGGTCACCATGCGGTTCGCGCTCGATGCCGTTGAGCAGTACTGCCACAGCTCGGACGACGAGATCGGCCGCCGCCACATCCCGAAGTACGACGGCCTCACCAGCATCGAGGCGCGCGACCAGATCGCCGAACTCGTCCTGCCCGTGGCCCGGGCCGCGTGGGCGGACATCGTCCAGGAGGACGGCGTCCTCAAGCTCTCGCACGATCACTACCTCAAGATTTGGGCCCTCAGCCGGCCGAAGCTGCACGCTGACGTCGTCCTGCTCGATGAGGGCCAGGACACCAACGACGTGCTCGCCGCGGTGCTCCTGGCGCAGGATCACGCCCAGCGGATCGCCGTCGGTGACTCTGCGCAACAAATCTATGAGTGGCGCGGCGCGAAGGACGCCCTGGCCGCTTTCGAACTCCGACTGGACGCCGAAGTCCGCACGCTGAGCCAGAGCTTCCGGTTCGGGCAGCCGATCGCCGACGAAGCCAACCGGTGGCTGTACCACGTCGGAACCCCGCTGCGGCTCAGCGGCTGGCCGGCAGCCGAGTCCACCGTCGGCCCGATCGAGCAGCCGGACGCGATCCTGTGCCGCACCAACGCAGGTGCCATAGGGATCGTGCTGGAGGCCCTGGCCGCCGGCCGGAAGACCGCGCTAGTCGGCGGCGGCAGCGAGATCAAGCGCCTCGCGTGGGCTGCCGAGTCCCTGCAACAGGGCCGGCCGACGGACCATGCGGAGCTGATGTCGTTCCCCAGCTGGTCGGCCGTACGCGACTACGCCGAAGAGGAAGACGGCAGCCTGCGCGTCCTCGTCAAGCTGATCGACGACTACGGCACCGAGGACATCATCACGGCGGCAGACTCCCTCGCGTCCGAGGACGCCGCCGAGCTCGTCGTCAGCACGGCGCACAAGGCCAAGGGCCGCGAGTGGAACCGGGTCCGGATCCACGCCGACTTCCGCGAGCCCAAGCCCGACCCGGAGACCGGCAACGTCATCCTCCGCCGCGAGGAAGCCCGCCTCGCCTACGTGGCCGTCACCCGGGCCCGGCAGCAGCTCGACTGCTCGGCACTCTCCTGGATCTCCAACATCACGGCAGTGACCGGATGACGCGCCGCTACCGCATCGACTGCACCAACTGTCGCTGGCACGGCTACCGGAGCAACGCCTACGACTGCGAGTGCTACGAGTACCCGTGCCGCCCCACCTCGCCCGGAATCGGCTGCCCCAACGGCGCCAACCTGTACGTCGTCTGCCCCCACTGCGGGAACCTCCGCATCGCGATCGAGAAGAACTCGCCGCGCGCCTACCGCGACCGCGGCAAGATCCTCGTCCGCGAGACCTGGAGCCGGAAGCACACCGCCCTCATGCTCCGCAGCCGGGGGCGGCTCCGCCGAGAGCAGACCGCCCGCGACACCGTCCCGGCGGTGACCGGGTGACGCCCATGACGCCCATGACGCCGGAGGAGTCGGCTGCGGTCGACCAGCTCGCCACCGAGTTCCCGGCCGCGCCCGAGCTCGTCCTGTCCGCGCTCAAGGCGACGTACGACGCCCGCCTGTATCCCTCGACGAGCGTTGCCGAGGTGAGGCGGCGCCGGGCGCTCGATGCCCTGCCCGCCATCGCCCGGCGCCTGCTCACCGCCGAGACCGAACTCGCCAACACCCGCGCGGTCGTGGCCCGGATCGCGCACGCAGCCGGCGAGGGCGACGACTACGCGCTCAGCGACCTCGTGTGGGAGCTGGAGCGTGCCGGCGTCGGCATCGAGCGCGAGTTGGCCGACGTCGACGCCGTACGGACCGCCGAGTACGAAGCGCAGGCCCGCCGGTGACCGCGCCCGCCGGCATCAACCCGGCCGTGTACAAGCGGGCCCTGGCCGACGTGCGTGCGCTCCGCCCGTACGGCACGTACCGCACCGCACCGGCCCGCAAGCCGCCCACACCCGGCCCGGACTGCAACACCCGCCGCGGCTACACCCGCCACCGCCGCGACGGCGAGAACGCCTGTCCCGGCTGCCTCGCCGCCAACGCGGGCGCAGACCGCCGCCTCCGCGAAACCGGCACCAGCACACTCCCGCCCACCCGGAAGGACCACCCGTGAGCTTCATCGGACACCGCTGCGGCTGCGGCCACTCGGACCTCCAGCACATCGCCCTCGGCAACGGGCGCAAATGCCGGGCCAGCAACGCCACCTCCTGCGCGAAGCCCTGCCGGAAGAACCCCAAGTCCAGCGTCTTCGCCACCTTCGACGCCAAGGCCAAGCCGGTCGAGCGGATCATCCCGCCCGGTGGCCGGCTCGCTACCGAGGGGAACGTCGGCCCGACGACCTGCGACTGCGACGACTGCAAGGCGCTGTACGCCGAGCTGACCGGCCAGGAGGTCACCGCCGATGCGTAGCCGCCTCCGAGTCGCGTACGTCGACTGGCCCCGGCCCGCGATCGAGCTGGCCGCCCCCGGGCGCCCCGGCTGGCTCATCACGTACGTGCCGTTCGTCATCGCCCGCCGCTGGCTCGGCTACCCGCCCGCCCCGCAATAGGCCAACGCCCCCGCACACGCCCCGGGGCGGAGCCGGCCACGAGCCCTCCGCCCCGGGCGCCACCCCGAACCACCGAGCAAAGGACGCACACCCGTGGGAATCCGCCTGTTCGTCGAGGTGCTGGACTACGCACCGGCGACGCTCACGCATCGCGAGAAGCTCATCCTCGCGGTGCTGGCGGAGGACGCGCCCGACAAGACCCGGGTCACCTGGAGCAGCGTCGAGGACCCAAAGATCCTCCGCCGGGGCAAGGTCACCCGCCCGCAGATGTACGAGGTGCTCAAGGCGCTCACCGCCAAGGGCGTCCTCAAGAAGGCGTCGGCAGGCCAGAAGAACGCCGTCGCCAAGTACGAGCTGCTGCCGCTGACCCCATCTCAGTGTCCGGAAATCCCAGACACTGAACGCCCCTCTCAGGATCCGGAAACTCCAGACACTGAACCCGATTTTCAGCGTCCGGATTCTCCAGACACTGACGAACCTCAGAGTCCGGAAACCCCGGACACTAAAGCCGAGGTTCAGGGTTCGGAAATCCCGGACACTGACGATTTTCAGCGTCCGGATTCTGCGGACACTGACGATTCTCAGTGTCCGGAAATCCCGGTCTCAGTGTCCGGGAATCCCGGACGCCTACCCCAACCCCCTACTACTAAAAGATCTCTCTCTCCCCGAGCCGACGTCGAGCAGGTGTGCACGCACCTCGCCGACCGCATCGAAGGCAACGGCAGCAAGAGGCCAGCGATCACCGAGGCGTGGCGCACCGCAGCCCGCCTGCTCATCGACAAGGACGGCCGGACCGTCGACCAGATCCTGCGCGCCATCGACTGGTGCCAGGCAGACCCGTTCTGGCGAGCCAACGTCCTCTCGCTGCCGAAGTTGCGCGAGCGCTACGACCAGCTCCGCCTCAAAGCCACCGCCGAACGAGAGCAAGCCCGCCAGCGCGTCGAGAACGCCCGCAAGGCCGACCCCACCCAGCACTACGCCGACCGCAACATCTTCTGACCGGAGAACCCCATGTCCGACCACTCCCAAGTGTCGTACGGCCCCACCGGCTGGGTCGCAGTCCTCGCCGATGGCCGCTCCGTCAACGTCGAGTGCTGGCACCCCGTCAACGGCGCCGCGCTCCTGGTGAACGCGACCGACGGCCGCCTCGTGCAGGCCATCAGCGTCCCCGGGTTCGTCCGCCTCGACCGCACCCAGCCCACCGACCGGAGCCTGTGATGACCGAGCCGTACGACATCGAGGCCGACGCCGACCGCGGCCCGACACCGCCACGGGACCTCGATGCCGAACAGGCGTACCTCGGCGCGCTGATCATCAGCCCGCCCCGGGAACAGCGCGCCATCCACCAGATGCTCGCCGGCGGCGACTTCTACCGGCCCATCCACACCACCATCCACCAGGTCGCCGGAGCCGTCCTCGACAAGGGCGACCCGATCGACCAGATCACCCTCCCCGCCGCCCTCCAGGCCAGCGGCGACCTCGCCCGCATCGGCGGCCTGACGTACGTCTTCGAGCTGCTCGCGGCCATACCCACCTACGCCGCCGCCCAGCACTACGCCGACCGGATCCGGCAGTTGGCCCAGCGGCGTGCGCTCATCGAGGCCGGCACGGAGATCACCCGCCTCGGCTACAACCCGGCCGGTGACCCCGCCGAACTCGCCGAGCACGCCGTCACCCTCACCCGCGGCGTACGCGACGCAGGCCGCGCCGCCGAAGACAGCCCCGTCACCGACATGTGGGACTTCCTCGAAGGCGACGACACCTACGACTGGATCGTCCCCGGCCTGCTGGAGCACATGGACCGGCTGATCCTCACGGGATCGGAGGGTGGCGGAAAATCGGTGATGCTTCGCCAGATCGCGGTCACAGTCGCTGCCGGCATCCACCCCTTCCAGCACATTCCCAACGTCCTCGGCCCCGCCAAGGTGCTGGTGCTGGACTGCGAGAACAGCGAGCAGCAGTCCCGGCGCCGGTACCGGCACCTCATGAACGTGGCCGCCGCCAAGCACATGCCGGTCAAGCGCGGCATGTTGCACATCGACTGCCGGCCCGAGGGCGTGGACCTGACGACCGCCGCCGGCCGCAGCTGGCTCATGCGCCGCGTCGAGACCGTCATGCCCGACCTGCTCGTGATCGGCCCCGTCTACCAGCTGCACACCGGCGACCCGAATAGCGAGGAGCACGCCCGGAAGCTGACGCTGGCGTTGACCGAGGCCCGGCTGACCGCCCGCTGCGCCCTCGTGATGGAGGCGCATGCGGCGAAGGCCAACGGGTTCGGGCCGCGTGGACTCGCCCCCGCCGGCAGCTCGTTGTGGCTCCGCTGGCCGGAGTTCGGATTCGGCCTCCGCCCCGTCGAGGACGAGAAAAGTGCCGAGGACGACCGAGCCCGCCGCCTCGTCCCCTGGCGCGGCCAGCGCGACGACCGCCAGTTCCCCGGCTTCCTCAAGGAGGGCGCGGATCACAACGACTGGCCGTGGGTGACCTACAGGCCGATCGACAGCGACCAGTTCACCGGCCGGTCGCCGACCGGCGCCACCCACTGACCACCCACCCACCACCCGAACACACGAAACGAGCCCGCCATGCCCAACCCCGCCCGCCGCCACATCGCCATCGTCCTGGACCGCTCCGGATCCATGATCACGGTCAGGGCCGACACCGAGGGCGGCCTGACCGCGTTCCTCGACGCGCAGACCGAGGCGCCCGGCGAGACGACCGTCAGCCTCTACCAGTTCGACGACCGCTACGACGCCGTCTACGAGAACCGGGCTCTCGCCGATGTGCCCGCCTACCGCCTGGTCCCGCGCGGTACCACCGCCCTGTTCGACGCGGTCGGCCGCACCATCAACACCGTCGGCGAGCAGCTGGCCGCCAAGCCGGACGACGAGCGGCCCGGCGAGGTCATCGTCGTCATCCTCACCGACGGCCACGAGAACGACTCCCGCGAGTTCACGCAGGCCCAGGTGAAGAGCGCCATCACCCACCAGCAGGACCAGTACGGCTGGCAGTTCGTGTTCCTCGGTGCCGACCAGGACGCGTTCGAGGCGGGCGGCGGGATGGGCATCCGCTCGGACTCGACCCTCAGCTACTCCGGCGAGCACACCAAGCAGTCCATGACGAACGCCGGCCGCATGGTCGCCCGCGGTACCGAGTCCGGGCTCTACGCCTTCACCGAGGGCGAGCGCGACGAGACGTCCTGACCCAACACACATCACCCGCCACCCCGGAAGGACACCACCATGCCCCTGCCCCTGATCACTGGCGTTGCGCGGCTCGTTGCCGATCCCGAGCTCCGCTTCACCCAGTCCAGCAAGGCGGTCGCCACCGTGCGGCTCGCCTTCAACGCCCGCCGCCTCAACGCGCAGACCCAGCAGTGGGAGGACGGAGACACCTTCTGGGTCCGCGGCACCGCCTGGGAGCAGATGGCGGAGAACATCGTCGAGACCCTGCAGAAAGGCATGGAGGTCCTGGTCAGCGGCGAGCTGAAGACGGAGAGCTGGGAGAAGGACGGCGTCAAGCACCAGCAGCCGGCGCTCGCGATCCGGAGCATCGGCCCGAACTTGGCGTACGCGGTCGCGCAGGTCTCCAAGCCCGCCCGTGAGCAGGCACCCGCCCAGCAGGGCCAGCGTGCCCAGCAGCGGCCCCAGCAGGCCCAGCAGCGGCCCGCCGCGCCCAACGACGACCCGTGGGCCACCGGCTTCGCCGCGGACGATCAGCCGCCGTTCTGATGATCTCCCTGCGCCTGCCCGCCGCCGACGATGCCGCCGAGCTCGTCGAGGCGCTCCTGGCCGCCGCCGACGCCCGCAAGGACCGCACCCCGGTCCTCGCGGCCCGGTGGCGCACCCTCGCCCACCAGATCGGCGACGCCCTCGACACCCTGCCCAAGCCCACCGGGACGGAGCACACCGACTCGTGAGAGACATCGACCGCCGCCGCCAAGCCGACCGCGCCCGGAACCGCACCCGGTTCGACACCGAGCACGCCGGCCACCGCATCGCCCCGCAGTCCCGCCTCGGTGCGGATGGCCAGCCGTGGCGGCACTGCCTCACATGCCGCACGGAAGCCGACCCCATGGCGATCGTCCGCGCGGTGGCGGGCGACCTGCCTGGCCGCCTCAAGCCGGCCGAGCGCCGCGCCGCCGTCGCCCAGCTGCACCCAGAGCTTTCCGCCGCCCGCGTCGCCGACCAGCTGCGCGTCAACCCCCGCACGGTCTGGCGCGACCTGGCCGCGATCCGCACGGGAGCCACCGCGTGATGACCATCTGGGCCGTCCTCGCCGCGTGGCTGTTCGTGTCCCTGCCCGTCGGCATCGCCGTCGGCCGCCACCTCCAGCACAACCAGAGGCCCGAAGTGACCGACCAGCCCCAGCCCGAGCCCGCCGACCCCTTCGAATACGAGCCGCCGCACGCCCGCACGATCCTCGCCGACCACGGCCTGCCCGAGGACGTCATCGACGGCGTACTCGCGGTCCATGCCCATGAGCTGGCCGAGCGCCTGCGCAACGTCCACACCACCAGTGATGGCGACGAGTGGAACTGGTGGGACGCCGCCACCATCCCGGCAAGCTGCGCCGACCTCATCGACCCCAGCACCCTCACCCGGAGCCCGAAGTGACCGACCAGCCCGACCACATTCGGTACGCCGCCCAGCAGTTCGCCCAGCCCGGCGCCCTCACCGACGAGCAACTGCTCCCCTGGCTCGTCGCCGAGGAGCACCGCGGACGCCAGCAGCAGCGCGGCCACACGACCCTGCACCAGCCCTGGCCAGGCTGCCCCACCTGCCAGACGGCCGTGACCGAGGTCATCGGCAGGGATAGGACCCCCGTCACCGACCCCAACGGCCACGTCACCCTCGCCTTCGGCCCCTGCGGCCACCACTTCTACGTGTCCTACGCTGCGATTCTGCGCCTCCAGGACCAGGCGCACGCCCTCGTGGACCGGCAGGAGAACCGGGCCGCAGACGAGCCGCCGGACGTCGCCCCGCTCCGCGACCAGATAGCCACCGCGCTCGTCGGCCGCCTCAAGACGGCGCCGCCAGCACCGACCTACCCCGGGACCATCGGCCACTACGGTGCTCCGACCGCGTTCGACCTCGCCGACAGCGTGCTGGACGCGATCCGCCCGTACCTGTCCACGCCGATCGAGCGGGACGCCACCGCCCCCGCCCCGTGGACACCCGGGCAGGTGGCCGGGCTCGAACGCCTCGCGAACGCGGAGGGCTTCGAGGCGTACAACCCGCCCCAGTACGAGCTCGGCGGCGCCCCCGTCGATCTCAGCCGCATGGCCGAAGGCGCCCCCGCGCCGGTCCTCGCCCAGCCCGTGGACACCGACCCGGCGGCCGCGGCCCTGGAGGACATCGCCTGCCACCTGTACCTCGTCTTCTGCGAGCAGCTGCCCTCCTGCGGCTGCGGCGACCCCGAAGCCGGATACCAACTCATCCACCAGCTGCTCGCCCTCGACCAGTTGCACCAGGACGACAACTGGCGCAAGGCCGAAGAACTCTGCGGCAGCCCCGGCGCCCACCAGCTCGTCCTCAGCGCCCTCAACGACGCGGACCTCCTCGAACACGGCACCAGCATCAGCAACTCGTGGCGCACGGGCCGCGGCGACTGGGTGATGTGGGCCGTCGAGCAGCTCGGCGGCATCGACGCCCTCGACGCCCGCCTCAGCGACGCCGGCTACCCGCACGAGTACGACCCGAAGACGAAGCGGCTGCGGGAGTGCACGGACGCCTGCTGGACCATCCCCGCCACGCCGGACGCCACCCCGGCCGCGCCCATCGAGGAGCCCACACGGTGAACACCCCCTGCCCCGGCTCCCTCCCCGGCCGCACCCACACCCGCGCCCCAGCCAAGTACCTCTGCCGCACCTGCTGGCACCAGCTCCCACAAGCCGCCCGTGACGCGCTCAACCGCCGAGGCCCCGGCGCCGTCCAGCGACTCCGGGCGCTGCTCGACCAGCTGCGCGCCGGCACACCCCTCGCCGACATCAAGATCCCCGAATGAACCCGACAGGAGGCAAGTGATGGGGTTCGGCCTCGACCTCAAGGACCAGCCCGCGCCGGTCGTCAGCATGGCGCCGACGCTGACCTACAAGGCCACCGACGGCACCGAGCTGGCCGTCGACGAGCAGTCGCCCGCCACCGGCCGCGAACGCGCGATCGCCCGCGGCCTCCTACTCCACGCCCTCAGCCTGCTCGACACCGCCGACCGCACCTGACCACCACCGAAGGACTGATCGCCCATGATCCCCGCCGAAGCCGCCGCGAAGGGGGCCGACCGTGGCTGAGTCGCCCACCGGCCCCACCCAATGGACCCCCGACCACTACCGGGGCACCGGCATGCAGCCCTTCGACGTGATCAATGCCTTCGGCCTCGACTTCTACGAGGGCAACGTCCTGAAGTACCTGCTCCGGTGGCGGAAGAAGAACGGCGTCGAGGACCTGTGCAAGGCCCGCACGTACCTGCAAGTACTCATCGACCAGCAGACGCCGGCCACCGACACCACGAAGGAGAACTGACCATGGGCTGGAACAGCGCAGGCGAGATCTTCGACCCCGTCGCCCAGAGCCTCATCGACCTCGGCTCCCCCGACGAGGTCAAGCGCAAAATCCTCGGCGACCTCATCGGCGCGCTGCAAGACGGCGACTGGGACACCGAAGACGAGTCGCTGGATCAGTTCAAGAACGACCCCGCGATCGTCGCCGCGTTCGCCGACCACGACATCCACCTGGAGGACGACGACGAACCCGGGGACTCGGACAGCGACGTCCTCGCGCTGATCGGCGGGATCGCTAGCCGCCTACAAGACGGCACCGACGAAGGCGAGTACCACGCGGCCTGCCTGATCGGCGATCTCGCCAACGGCCGGAAGACCATCGCCGAAGCCACGAGCGAACTGGCCGACATCACCTTCCGCCACGTCTGACCCGACCCCGCTCCGGCCCGGCCGATCAGCCGGGCCGGCAACCGTGGGGCGCTCATCTGCAAACCGATCTAACGGCAGACCGGCCCGCCCGAGGTCAGTCCTCGGCGGGCGGCTGTTCGGTCGTCTTGGGGCGGCCGCCCTTGTTGTCGCGGTCCCAGGTGGTCTCCCACTTGGCGACTTCGGTGAGGTTCCAGGTGCGGCCGGCGCGGCTGGTGGCCACGGGCGGGGGGAAGTCGGCGCGTTTGGCCAGGGCGTATGCCCGTTGTCGGCTGACGTTGAGTAGTTCGCCGATTTCGGTGAGTCCGCCGGTTCTGGGTGGTGTGGCCATGGCTTCATCATCGCTGGTCGGTGTTGCGTGGGTCAACGTGTTGCACGTGAAAACCTGTTGACAGAGTAATTGAGTTAGGCGACGATGGACCCAGCACCAAACGCAAGCGGCCCCGCCCGGTGAGCCAACACCGAACAGGGCCTGACGGAACACCTGAGTCAACCAGGAGCCCGCTGTGCTGAACCTTCTCATCTCCCGTCGCACCCGCAGCACCGCCGCCCCGCGGCGCTTCCTCGCCGCCCTGACCGGCGCGGTGCGCAGTGTGGTCGCCCCGGCCGGCCTGGTCCGCGAGCAGACCCCCGCCCCGCTGGTCGCCACCCCGACCCCGGTCGCTGCGCCGGACCCCACCGACACGTACACCCCCGACGAGCTGCCGGCCGTCGCCGTCATCGAGGCCGCCGCCGCCGAGTTCGAGCGCGCCGCCGACGAGGCCCGCCGCGGCGACCGCGGCAAGCGCGCCGCCAAGAAGGTGCTCGACCGCCTGCCCGCCGGCCTCTACGGCACGTGGCTCGTCTCCCGCACCCCGTCCTCGAGGCAGACCGCGGACCTCGACCAGATCCGCGCCACCTACGCCGCGCTCGGCCTCGGCCCCGTCCCCATGAAGGACTCCGCGCCGTCGCTGAAGGTCGCCCGCGTCGAGGCCCCCGTGAGCGTGGCCGCATGACCGAGCCCCTGACGCCCCTGCAGCGCCTCACCGCGCTGTACACGGCCGGCGGCTACGGCCGCCTGTCCGCCCAGTTCGCCGCCGACCTCCTCGCCGAGCACACCGCCGGGAAGGACACCCCCACCCCCGGGGGCGCGTCCACCTTGGGCAGCGACGTCCTCGACCTGCTCGCCGCGATCCGCGACGCCGTCGACGTGCCGCTGCCCAGCCTCGACCCGGCCGACGAACGGGCGTACCACCAGCTGATGTACCAGCGCCTCACCGACCTGCACGTGTCGCTGTCCGTCGCCCTGGCCGCGAAGTCGACCGACACCCTCGACGCCGCCGACGAGGCCGCCTACGTCCGCGCCCGCACCGCCTGCTCCCCGGTCACCTACGCCCTGTGGGAGTGCCCGGCCGCCGGGGGTGAGCAGGCATGACCGTGCGCCTGATCACCATCCACACCAGCGACCACGGCCCCGTCACCCTGCCCTGCCCCCTGTGGTGCACCCAGACCACCCACCAGGACGGGGCCAGGCGGGACGAGATCAGCCACACCGGCCCCTCGATCCCGGTCACCATCGGTGGTGTTCCCGGCCCCGGCCCCCGCCAGATCCTGGAACTCCGGTTCTGGCAGGACCCCCACCCCGAGGCGGGCAGCCGGCACGGCACCGCCATGTACGTCCTGGCGCACCTCGACGGGCAGCCCCACGAGTACGACGCGGCCGGCCTGGACGAGCTCGTCACCGACCTCCTGGAAGCCGCGGGCAAGGTCCGGTACATGGCGCGGCGTCTCGGCGTCGAGAACCGGAGCGGCTCGTGACCACCACCACGACGCAGGCGGCGCGCACCCGGCAGCGCGCCAAGGTGCGCCGCCTCGCCGAGCAGGGCGCATCCAACCGGACGATCGCGGTGAAGGCCGGCGTGAGCGAGTCCACGGTCCGCCGGTGGCGCAAGGATGACGCACCGGCGGCGCAGGAGGCCGCGTCGCCCGGTGCGTCACCGGGTGCGCCGGACGACGTGCTGACCGTGGCCCTGGACAACGACCTGCGCGACCACCTCGCCGTGCTCGCCGAGACCGGCCACGACGCACAAAGCGCCGTCACCCTGGCGCTCGAAACCATCGCCGACGCCTACCGCTACGCCTGGGACTACGCCCTCACCGAACGCGGCACCCCACCCGAGATCCGAGTCCGCATCAAAGGCGATCAGTTGCCCCGCGGGATGACCTGGTGACCGACCTCAACAAGGCGTCCGCCGAGGCGGTCGAGGCCGCCCGGCAGGGCGAGCAGTACGCCGTCATGCTCGCCGCCATCCAAGCCGCCCAGATCGCCCAGCAGCTCCAGCAGCCGGCCACCCCGGCGCCCGTACCGCCGCACCGCGCGGCCGACGGCGCCGGCAAGTGGCTGGCCATCGGCATCAGCGGCTCAATGCTCATGGTCACCGTCGCTTTCGCCGCGGTCGCCCTGGCCATCGCGTCACTGTGCATCGCCCTGGTGGCGCTCGTCGTCTACGGCATCTACCGCGACATCAGGAAGCGCTGACGGCCACCACCGTGCGGCCGGGCGCCCTCACCACGCAGGGCACCCGGCCGACGCCGTGGGGCCGGACAGACCGGCACCCCGACCCGAGAGGACAGCATCGTGACCGCCGCTGAACTGCGCGCCCGCGCCATCAAGCTGCTCGCGCCGCAATGGGACAACCCCACCGAGGTGGACATCGCCCGCGCCGACGTGTGGGCCCGCCTCGCCATCTCCGCCGCCATCGAGGAGACGGGCCAGGCGGCCCGGCGCGTGGACACCCAGTGATCCAGCCCCACCCCGACGACCCGCCGCTGACCGTGCGTGAGGCCGCCGAGATAGGCCGCATCACCGCGGTGGCCGTCATGCGCAGCGGAGTCCTGACCACCCGCCAGGAGAAGCGCGTCGACCGCATCCTGACCACCGCCAAAGAGCGCGCCGCCAAGGCCGCCAAGTAGCCCCGCCCCGCGGCGGCCGTCAACCGGCCAAGGAAACCCGGCCGCCGCGGGCCCCGCACCTCCCGAGAGAGAGCAGGAACCACCAGCATGACCGAGACCGTTGTCCGCCTCTTCAAGGACCCCGACGACGCACCCGGCGACGCACCCGCTGGCGCACCCTCGGTCGTCGAGGCCGCCGTCATCGAAGCCGTCACCGAGACCTTCGCCGAACCCGCCGACGCCATACCCGTCGACGCACCCGAGGTCGCCGCGGACACCGGCACATGGGTCGGGCAGAAGCGCGCCTACCTCGCCGACGCCCCGCCCGTCATCCCGACCTGGGTCCGCAGCAGTACCGAACTCGCCGAGCACGCCCGCTGGGGCGCCAACTACGCCCTGCACATCGCCGCGTTCCACACGGTGCGCGGCCCCGTCTACCTGCTGCGCCTCATGGTTCGCTCCCCGCGCGGTGCCGGCCGCCTCATCGTCCGCTGGGCTCGCTGGGTCTCCGACTCCGAGGCCCGGCCCGTTGAGACGGTCGCGGCGATCGAGGGCGACGTCATGGCGTGGCTGTCGCTGAGCCGGGAGCACTCCCGGCGGGTCAAGCCCCGCCGCATCACCTCCGCGGCCGTCGCCGGTCCGGTCGCCATCGGCGGCACCGTCGCCGGATTCCTCGCGCCGCTCTGGGAGGTCGGCGGCGCAGCTGCTGGCGTGCTCGCGCTGCTCGGTCTCGCCGGACGCCGCGCCGACAAGCCCGTCATCACCCGGTACGTCTCCATCCACCTGCAACGGCCGCTCAACTCCGGGGAGATCGCCGAAGCCCTCGACGCCATCGGCATCAAGGGCGAGACCCGGTTCGTCAACCCCGTCCAGGTCGACGGGCCCGGCTGGCTCGCCGAACTCGACCTCCCCCGCGGCGTCCTCGCCGAGCGCCTGCTCGACAAGCGCAAGGAACTGGCCGGCGCCATGCGGCGCCCCCTCCAGTGCGTGTGGCCCTCGGTCGGCACCGAGCACCCGTCCCGCGCCAACCTGTGGGTCGCCAAGACCGACCCGCGCACCATCAAGCGCGCCTGGCCTCTCGCCCACGACGGCCAGGCCGACATGTACGCCGAGTTCCCCTTCGGCGTCACCCCGCGCGGCGAAGTCGTCCCCCTGGCCCTGATCGGCACGAACGTCCTGATGGGCGGCGTCATGGGCTCCGGGAAGACCAGCGCGGTCCTGGTCATCGCGCTGGCCGGCGCCCTCGATCCCACCTGCGAGATCTGGGGCTACGAACTGAAGGGCTCCGGCGACCTCGACTCCGTCGAACCCGTCTGCCACCAGTACGTCTCCGGTGACGACGACGAGCACTGCCTCGCCGCTCTCAACGGGATGAAGGCGCTGGAGAAGGAGATGAAGCGCCGCAAGAAGGCGGTGGCCGCGCTGCCCGTCGAGGACGTCCCCAACGGGCGGAAGGTCACCAGGAAGCTCGCCGAGAAGTACCCCGAGCTGCGGCTTCACCCGCTGCTCGCCATCTTCGACGAGGTGCACACGCTGTTCGAGCACCCCAAGTACGGCAAGGAGGCCGCCGAGGTCGCCGGGCGCCTCATCCGCAAGGCCCGCGCCTACGGCATGATCCTGGTCCTGACCACGCAGAAGCCGGACGCGGACAGCATCCCCAAGATGGTGTCCGACAACGCGATCGTCAGGTTCTGCCTGGCCATCACCGGCCATATCCCGAACGATCTGATCCTCGGCACGGGCATGTACAAGCGCGGGATCAGGGCGAACATCTTCGAGCCGGCCGAGGGCGACGACCCGAAGGACTCCGGCACGGGGTGGCTGGCCCGGTCCGCGGTCAACGCCCGGATCGTGCGGGCCTACTACATCGCGCAGGAACTGGCCCGCGCGATCGGCAAGCGCGGCCTGGCCCTGCGCATCGCGGCCGGCACCCTCACCGGGCAGGCCGCCGGGGAGGACGTCGACCTCGGCGACACCAGCACGATCGTGGACCACCTGCGCGTGATCTGGCCCGAGGGCGCCGACACCGTTCACAGTCACCGGCTCGTCGAGGCGCTGGCCGCGTACCTGCCCGACGTGTACGGCGCGTGGCTCACCATCGACCCGGCGCTCAGCGACAAGGACGTCCAGGCGGCCCGCTCCACGGCCCTGTCCGCCGCGCTCAAGCCGTACCGGGTGCCGACCCGGCAGATCACCCTCCGGGAGTGCTGCGGCGGCGCCAAGGGCCTCCGGTACATCGACCTCCCCCAGCCCGAAGACGACCCGGAGGACGACGACGAGTAGCCCCGGCCCGGTTTCACCCCACCCGAAACCGGTTTCGCCCCCGATATCGGCCCTGTAGCTCGCTGAGCAGGGCTGATATCGGGTTTCGGGTTCTCGCGGAAGACCGTGAAAACCGCCGGATCAGTGCCCGTTGGAGCCCCGAGAGAGGACACTGAACCCATGACCGAGATCACCGAGAGCGACCACTACCCGGAGTGCGCGGCCGTCCAGAAACGGCCCGTCGACCGTGGCCCGTGCACCTGCGAAGCCATCAACGCTGAGGCTGAGGCGTACTACGCCGAGCCGCCGGACATGGCCAACCGAGAGAACGGCTTCATCAACTGACCGAGCGGAGAGGAGAATACGGCCATGGCGCTGACGAAGATCGAGCACAAGGCCGCGAAGAAGCAGTTCCTGACGCTGGACGAGGTCGCCGCGTTCGTTCAGGCCGCCCGCCGATCCGGCGCGAGCGGCAGCGAAGTGGTGATCGCGGGGGTGTCCATCGGCGGGCGTCTCCAGCGCCTCACCATCGAGGTCGAGGTACAGCCGATCGTGGACGCCGTACAGCTGGACAAGCCGTGACCGACGACCAGGAGCCCAACCCGCTGGTGATCGAGCTGACCGCCTACACCCGAGGCCGACTGGACGCGCAGGCCGCACCGACGGCCCCGCCCCGTTCGCGACAGGCGGGCGTCACCCCCGAGGAGGTCGCGCGCATCCAGGCCGGCATCCTGCGGCTGGCCGACTTCGAGGATGGGGAGCCGCAGCCGTGACCGAGCAGCGATACGGCGGCGAGAGCTTCGTCCGGCTCAAGGCGGCCATCGAGTCGCCGGAGTTCCGCGCGGCTGTGCACGGCGCCGGCATCACCACCGCCGAGGCCACCAAGCGGCTCCGGGTCAGGCTCCAGGCGGTCGGCACCGCCGGCGTTGCGCTGATCCCCGCAGCCCGGCCGGGCATCGCTGCCGCACTGCGGCTGGAGCGGTACTACCTGGCCGCCGAGGCACTCCGGGTGCCCCGAGAGCGCGCCGCGCAGATCCTCCGTACCGCCCAAGGCGACTCGGCCGGCAGCACGCCCACCGAGCAGCAGCTGGAGCGCGCACACCAGGACCTCGTAGAGGAGGACTGGGCGACCACGATGCCCGAGGAACTGCGGGCGGTCGTCCGGCGACTGGCGGCCGAGACGCCGTACTCCCTGGCCGATCTCACAGCGGCCGTCGACGTGCTTCGGGCGCCTGCATCCTGGTACGCGGGCGACCCGTGGCCGACCGAGCAGATCGTGCGTACGCTGACGCAGTTGGCCGCCGCCGCGGTGATCGGCGGCCCCGGCCTGCTCTGGTTCGTCGCCGCGACCCGCGCCGCAATGTCCGCTGGTGGGAGCACACTTACGTCATGACCAAGACGATCGCGGTCGACTTCGACGGCGTCATCCACGCCTACACCCGCGGCTGGGCCGACGGCACGATCTACGACGAGCCCCTGCCCGGAGCGTTCACCGCCCTGCACTACCTCATGCGGCAGTACGCCGTGTTCATCCACACCAGCCGCGACCCGCGCCAAGTCGCCGACTGGATCACGATCAAGTCCGTCATCCCGACCTGCACCGAGCCGCCTATCGGGCCCGGTTTCCGGCCGCCGATGGCGTTCTGGAACGACCAGACGCGGCTGCTCGTCACCAACCGGAAGCTGCCCGCCGTCGCGTACCTCGATGACCGCGCCGTGCACTTCACCAACTGGGACCAGGCGCTCACCGACCTCGCCCGCGCCACCTGACACGACGAAGGGCGCCCCTAGCTCGCCAGCTGATCGGGACGCCCTCGCGGTGTGATCACCATACCTCTCTCACCAGCACAAAGAGGGCCGAGATGACCACCGCCACCACCCGTCACCACCTTCACCTCCTCCGCGATCACCTCGGCGACCTCCACGCCGCCCGGCACACCGACCCGTCCCCGGTCTGGCCCCCGCAGCGCCTCACCACCGAGATGTGGGCCATCCGTGACGCGGAGGCCGCAGCCGAACGGGCCGAGCGCAACGCTGACGCACTGGGCGACGCACCCGCACCCGTGGTCAACCTGGCGGCCCTGGAGGCGTACCAGGACATCGAAGACGCCCTCGGGCAGCTCGCCGATGTCGTCGCCGCGGCCTGCCAGCGGCCCGCCTACACCCTGCCCGTCCCCACCTCCGACCCCAGGCGGTCTGCCCCCTGGATCCCCAACCCCGTCGACGCGCAGGACCCCCGCCGCTGGCACATCAACCGGGCCACCACCAACGCCCACTGGGCGGCCGTCTACGTCGACGGCCGCCTCGCCGGGGACGACCTCGGCGGCGTCGATGACCTGTTCACCACGCTCCCCGTGCGCCTGGAGGACGAGATCGCCTCCGTGGTCCGCGAGCTTTGGCGGCGCATGGCCACGGTGCTGGGCATCGGCGACCGCACCGATACGCTGCCCCGCCCCTGCCCCTGGTGCAAGGGCAAGTTGCGGCTGCGGCAGCCGCCCGGTGAGGCGCCGTACGTCACCTGTCGCACCGGGTGGGACTGCTCTGCGCCGCACCGTCGGGACGCGCGGGGCCGGCCGCTGTGGATCGGCGGGGAGATGGTGCATCTGCATACGGCGCTGGAGAAGCGCGAGCTGGGGGCCGTTATCGGTTCGTGACAATCGGGTGATCGTCCCGTACAGTCGCCTCTCGAAGCGGCATGCCCGGAGACAGGCAAGCCACGCGAAGCCCCGCCACCGTGCGGGGCTTTCGTCATTTCCGCCGCGGGGTGGAGCAGCCGGTAGCTCGCCGGACTCATTATCCGGAGGCCGCAGGTTCGAGTCCTGCCCCCGCCACTGACGCAGCCGCGACGCACCCAGTGACGCACCCGCGACGCAGGACACTGCGCCGCCCAGTGCGCCGCGCGATGCGCCGACCGTCGCGCCGCCCAACCCGCACCAATCACCCCCGGAGGCGTCCTCATGCCCTTATTCCGACCGGAGTCGTTCATGAAGAACCGTCTGCGCGGTGGCGCCGTGCTGGCCGCCGCCGGGCTCGTCTCCGTCCTCACCGCCTGCGGTGGTCACACCACCCACGTGGTGCACCACATGGACACCTCGCACCACGTCGTCGTGCACCACACCGTGGTCCACCACGTGATCGTTCACCGCACCGTGGTGGTGCACCGCGCGGCCACCGGCCGCGTGCGCCTGCGCAAGTAGCCCACCACGGCCACCTCGCCCATCACCCCGGAGGCACCCTCATGCCCACCGTCACCCGCGAACTGCTCGCCGAGTACCTGCGCGAGCCCCGCAAGGTCCGCCGCGCCGTCAGCCGCGACGTCGCCCGCCGCTACCCGGTCCCGCCGCGCAGCGCGCTCTACCAGCCGGACCCCCGCAAGCCCGTGCCCCGCCGCATGCGGCGCGACCGCGGCCAGGTCGCCGCGCTGCCCCGCGCCTTCTACGAGACGCCCGTCCGGCCGCCGTCCACCCGCTCCGGGCAGGCCCGCATCAACGCCAAGCGCAACGAGCGCGCCGCGTTCTGGGCCGACTGGGCGGAGGCGCGGCGCACCGTCCGCGTGCGCGTCTCGGCCGAGTTCGAGCCGCACTTCCGGGAGCACCTCGGGCTCTTCGGCGAGGGCGCGCGGATCCACGGCAGCACGCCGGACCTGTACTCGTTCAGCCTCGACCTGGACGTCCATATCCCCAGCGCCCCGGCCGACGCCGCCGAAGCGCGACCCGTCTACGAAGCGGTCTACACCCAGGACCGCCACGTTCCCCGCCTGCTCTTCATCGAGTGGCTGCGCGCCGACGGCAGTCGCATCGAGATCATCGACCTGCCCGTCCTCGTCTGATGGCCCGCACCGAGAACGAGTACGCCGGGCGCGTCGTCATCACCTGGCCGCAGACCCGGGGCGGCATGATCCTCGGGCACACCGTCGCCCTGATCGACGCCGACAGCGGCGAACTGCTCGTCGGCGTCCAGGACCTCACGGTGATCGCGGATCTCAACGGGCCCATCGTTGCCGAGATGACCATGTACACCGACGCCGACGGCCAGCCACTCCGCATCGGCATGACGCTGGTCCGCGACGGCGACACCTGGCGCACGGGCCGCTTCCGCTGGCTCGTCGCGGAGATGCACACCGCACTCGACTGACCAGCCCACCACCCACTAAGGAGTCCACCGTGGCGAACACCGTCCGCGCCAAGTTCCGCTGCACCAGCGAGGTCAACACCCGCTGGAGCGCGACCGCCGCCGCCAATCGCAGCTACGAGTTCCAGGCCGTGTACGACCCGGCCCAGCCGGACGACCAGCGCTACGCCAAGACCACCCCGACCGGGAAGCTGACGATCGCCGTGGACAACCCGGCCGTCACCTTCGAGCCGGGCAAGGCGTACTACCTCGACTTCACCCCCGTGGAGGGAAGCTGATGCAGCAGCCCAGCGTTGGCCGCATCGTGCACTACGTCAGCCATGGCAGCCCGATCCGTGAGGACGGCACGCAGGCGTACGAGAGCGTGTGCCGCGCCGCGATCATCACCGAGGTGCCTCGCAGTCTCACGGCAGAGCCCTTCGACGGCTGCCCCAACGGCACCGATGGCCGCTGGATCGCCGGTCTCGCCGTGCTCAACCCCACCGGCGCCCACTTCCGTTGTGACGTGCCCTACAGCGACGGCTCGGACGACTCCGAGGCGAGCGGCACCTGGCACTGGCCCGAGCGGGCCTGATGGACGCCCCCGGCCGCCAGCCCGGCACGGTGACCATCGAGCTCGTCGTCGAGGCCGACGGGCCGACGATGGCGCAGCTGATCGTCCCCGCGCACCTGCTCGGTCTCGGCGCTGGCCGCATCGTCATCACCGCGCAGGCCGGATAGCCCCCGGCCTGCGCGCCTGACCCACCCCCGATCCCTCACGCCCGGAGCCCTCATGCCCACGTACGAGCTCACCATCGACCGCCCCCACCTGCGCGACGTCGTGGAGCACACGGTGACCGCCGAGTACATCAGCGACGAAGGCGACCTGGCCGTCTTCCGCGACGTCGACAACGGCCTGGTCTTCGCGGTCCGCCGCCACCTGCTCCTCACCGTCGAACGCCTCGACGAGCCGGAGCCGGACGCGATGGCCACCGACGGCGCGGCCTGCGAGGCGCCGGCCGAACCCGACGCCGCCGACGCGCCGTGGCAGCCCCCGAGCCGGGGCACCTTCACCGTCGACGGCATCCTCGGCTTCGGCGACCACGACAGCGCGCTGAACGACCTCTGCCGATGGATGGAGGACTTGCGCAGGCACAGCTATGAGGCGCTGTGGGCCGCAGCACGCAAGACCCAGCCCCCGGTAACCCCCGATGTGGACGGCGCGGGACTCCCCGAGCCGGTGACCTTCGAGGACCTGCTGCACGGCGTAGCGAGCCGCAACCAGTACCACCAGTCCTTGCGCGCTCACGAGCTCTGGCTCAGCAAGCGGATCTTCGGCGGGCGGGACGGCCACGGACACGTGACCATCCAGGTCCACCCCATCGCACCCGCTGACGAGTAGCCCCGGGAGGCCGCCGTGGGCGTCAGCAACGCGCAGCGCGCCAAGACCGCCAAGCGCCGCCGCGAAGCCTGCGACATGCGCCTCGACGGCCACTCCTGGCAAGCCATCGCCACCAAGCTCCGCTACGCCTCCAAAGGCGCCGCCCACACCGACGTCAAGCGGGCCCTCGAGGAAGCCGTCGCGGAGCTCTCCATCCCGAGAGAGGCGCTGCGCGAGCTGGAAGTGCAGCGCCTCGACGCCGAGCTCGTCCGCCTCGCCCAGATGCAGGCCGCCCTGTGGAAGGACGCTCTCGCCGGTGACCTCAAGGCCATCGACGCCGGCGTGCGCATCGAGGAGGCCCGCCGCAAGAACGGCAAGCGCCGGGCCGAGTTGCTCGACCTGGACGCCCCGCAGCGGCACGAGCTGAGCATGGGGGACATCGATGCCGCCCTCGACACCGTCAGAGACAAGCTCGCCGCTGCTCATCGCGAAGCTGCGGAAGCTGACGGAGCTGAAGGCGGCGGAGGCTGAACTCGACGCGCTTCTCGCCGCGCGGGCCCGGAAGGGCAACATCCTCGGCAAGCTCGGCTTCGAACCGGTCTGCAAGCCGCGGGCGATCGCCCGCCTGGCCGGCGTGCCGGAGGCGGACCTGCCGCCGATGTGCGGCACCTGCCCGCAGGAACGCTTCCTCGGGCTGCCCGACGACGACCTCGATGTCCTGTACGGCGGGGCCGGCGGCGGGGGCAAGTCCGCGGCCCTCCTGGCGATGTGCATCCGCACCTGCATCCGCTACCCGGGCATCCAGATCTTCTGGTTCCGCAAGACGTTCCCGCAGCTCAACCAGAGCGTGGTCAGGAACCTGGCCCGGTACAACTATGCCAAGGCCGTCGGCGGCCGGTGGAACGGATCGAAGTACGAGCTGCACTTCCCCGGGAACTCGATCCTGACCTTCGCCCACGCGAAGAACATCGAGGAAGCGTCCGCACTCAGCAGCGCCGAGATCAACATGCTGATCATCGACGAGCGGACGACGATGCCGCCCGACGTCGTGGATTTCCTCTACACCCGCGTCCGCTCCGGCGTTGAGGGCGTGCCGTGCCTCGGCATCCGCTCGGCGAGCAACCCGGGCCACGTCGGGCACGGCGTCGTCAAGGCGGACTTCGTGGACGCCACCGACTACGGCACCAAGGAGATCCGGGACAGCGCCGGCAGGAGGCGCCTGTTCATCCCCGCCAAAGCGTCCGACAACCCGTACGTCGGCGACTACGAGAAGACCCTCGAAGGCATCGCCGACCCCGAGCTCCGCGCGAGGATCAAGGACGGGGACTGGTCCGCGATGCCCGATGCGGCGTTCCCCGACTGGAAGCACGACCGGATCGTCGTGCCGACGTTCGAGATCCCGGCGGACTGGCAGCGCCGCGGCGGCATGGACTACGGCTGGGCAGCCCCGTCGGTGTACCTCGCGGCGGCCCGCGACAACGACGGCCGGCTGTGGTTCTACCGCGAGCTGACCATGGTCCAGACGCCGGAGAGCGAGCAGGCCCGGCAGATCCTCGAAGCCAACGCCGGGCTCAGCGTGCTGGTCATCGCGGCCGACCCGGCGATGTGGGGCAAGACCGGCTCGGCGCTGCCCCCCGCGAGCCAGATGGCCCTTGACGGGCTGCACCTGACCAAGGCCGACAACGACCGGTTGGGCGGGAAGTCCCGCTTCCACTCCTACCTCGCCGAGGGCCCGTCGTGCGCGCACCACCGCGCGCTGGGCTGGGCGACGTGCCCGATGCTGCACGTCCTCGACGGCGCGTGCCCGAAGTTCGTCAAGACGATGGGCTCGCTGACCCGCGACCCGCGCCGGCCCGAGGACGTCGACACCGACGGCCCGGATCACTGGTACGACGCCGGCCGGTATCTGCTGATGGGCATCGGCGGCGGTGCGTCGCTGCTGCTGCACCCGGACGAGCCCGACGGTGGCGGCCTGCACCGGGAGCTGGTGCCCGGCGTCGCGATCCACCCGGACCTGTACCCGGACCGCCCTGAGGGCTGGGGCGCCACGCAGAAGTCTCCGTTCGTATGAGCGCCCCGCCGCCCGACCCGCTCGCCTGCGCCGGGTGCGGCACGACTTACCCCGACCCGGCACAGGCCCGGGACTGCGAACAGACCCACGACGGGCCGCTGACGGCCGCCCGCGCCTGCGCACTCATCGCCAAACGCATCTACTGAGGGGGCTGGCTGTGGCCTGGTACACCCGCCTGCTGCACCCCTTCGGCGAATCCGCCCCGGCCGCGCCCGCGCCGCAGCCCGCCGGCACCACGGCCGCCCGCCTGGGCTTCGAATACGGTGTCGGCCGCGGCGGCCTGACGGAGTGGAACCAGGCCACCGACGGTTCCGGCAGCGCACAGAACCGGGCCGCGCAGCTCGTCGAGCTGTACGACGCGTACCTCGCCTGCCCGTGGGCGTCCGCCTGTGTCGACACCATCGCCCGCACCATCACCGCGGGCGGCGTGCAGCTCAACTGGGACGGCGACACCGGCGAGGGCGAGCAGATCCCCGCCCAGCCGCCGAACGTCCTGGAGTTGCAGCGGCTCCTCGACTACGTGAATCCGCGGGAGGATATCCGCCAGCTCCTGCGCGGGTGCCTCAGCGACATGCTCGTCTTCGGGGACGCGTTCATCGAGGTCGTGTGGTTCCTCGGCCGGCCGATCGCCCTGTACTCCGTCGACGTTCCGTCGATGCGGATCATCGCGGATGAGCACGGCACCGTCGAGAAGTACGTGCAGATCACGGAGCAGGGCCAGCGCGCCGAGTTCACGCCCGAGCAGATCATCCATATCCCGCTCGACTCGCCCCGCGGCGGCGTGACCGGTGTCGGCCCGACGCAGAAGGCGCTGCTATCGATCACGACGTGGCTGTTCTACAAGGCCACGCAGAAGGAGATCGGCCGCAAGGGCGTCCCGCCGAACATTCACGTGGATCAGCCTCCGGGCATGACCGACGCGGACATGCGCCGCTGGGACGGCCAGTACCGGCAGCGCAACCTCGGCTCGCGGAACATCGGGGCGCCGGTCATCACCCGGGCCGGCGCAGCCGTCGGCGAGCTCCAGTCCGCGAAACTCGTGGACATCCAGACGACGCTGACGCAGTGCCGCGACGAGGGCCTCATGGTCTACGGCGTGCCCCCGGCGCAGGTCACGGTGATCGAATCCGGCAGTCTCGGCGGCGGAACGGGCGAGTCGCAGTTCAAATCGTTCCAGGTCAACACCTGTGCCCCGTACGCGGAAGCGCTGTTGGAGAAGGTCAACTTCGCTCTCCTGCGCGCCTTCGGCATCACGGACTGGAAGATCGCGTTCGGAGACATCGACTGGCGAGACTCCAAGGTCATCGAGGACATCTACGACCTGCGGCTGCGCAACGGCAGCTGGACCCTCAACAAGTACCGCGACGCGATCAATGAGCCCCCCGTCGAGGGTGGCGACGAGCCCGTTCTCGTCGACCGGCAGAACCTCGTGCAGTGGTCGCAGATCGCTCGCCTGTCCGAGGCGATCATCGCCAAGAACCAGGCGCCCGCCATCGCGGCCGGCGCGCAGGTCGACGGGGTCGAGATGCGCCCCGAACCGGAGCCGCAGCCTGTCCCGGCCGCCCTCGCGCCGTTCGCCGGACAGGCCCCGGCACCGCCCGACGACGCCCCGCTCACGCCGGGCCAGGAGGAGGTGTGGGACCTGGTGTATCAGCGGGTCCTCGCCGAGGCCCTGGCCCGTGTCTGACCCGCCGGCCACCGTCCAGACCGGCGACCTGACCGGG